GACGTTCATCTTCCAGGCGTTCCGCAGCAGCGCGAACTACGCCTCGGCGCTGCTGTTTTCCTACGGCGGCGACCTCAGGCAGTACAACAAAGTCAACGGCACGATCAGCGGCTATCGCTTCACGCATCAGTAAGGAGGGCTTGATACATGGCAGTCATCATCGGATCGGCGCGCATCGACGAAAACGGGCGCGCCTACGGCGGCAGGGCCGGCGACCAGACCGGCCGCGAGGTCTCGACTCAGAATTGGTACCTGCACTCGAAGGGCTGGCGCGTGTTCCGCGCGAAGAGCGCCGGGGTGCGCGAGAAGATCGCCAAGGCCATGCGCGCCGCGTGCGACAACAGCGCCGTCGGCTACAATCAGTATGAGCGCAACAGCCTCTACAAGCAGGCCGAGAAGGTGGGCTTCGACATCTCGAAGGTCAAGACCAAGTGCGCGACCGACTGCTCCGCGTTGGTGCGCGTGTGCTGCGCGTACGCGGGCATCACCGGCCTGCCTTCGGACTTCCGGACCGGGAACATGCCGGCGAACCTGCTGGGCACCGGCAAGATCGTCGAAATGAAGGGCGACAAGTACACGCGCCAGTCGGCCTACCTGCGCCGCGGCGACATCCTCGTGACGAAGACGTCCGGCCACACCGTCGTCGTGCTGACGGACGGCCCCAAGGCCGCCGAGGATCAGCCGTGGAAGCTGGGCGACCGCGATCTCAAGAAGGGCTGCGAGGGCGACGACGTGCGCGCGCTGCAGGCCGCACTGCTGGCGCAGGGCTACAGCCTGCCCAAGTACGGCGCGGACGGCGACTTCGGCAGCGAGACCGCCGCCGCCGTGAAGGCGTGGCAGAAGGATCACGGCCTGAAGCAGACCGGCACGCTGACGGCGGCCGACTGCCTGATCGTCGCCGGCGCCACGCCGCGCACCGAGTGCGAGGTGATGGGCGCACTCGTGAACATCAGGTCCGCGCCGTCGCTGTCCGGGCGCATCCTGGGCACGGTGATGCGCGGCGACCGCCTGCCGTTCCAGGGCGAGGTGCGCAAGGATAACAGGGGCGTCGAATGGCTGCTGGTGGTCTACAAAAACGAAAACGCATGGATCAGCGGACAGTATGCGAGGGTGGGGTGATTGAATGAGCGACATGAAGCGCGGCTCGACCTATCCGATCGTGCTGTCGTTCGAGGGCATCGACCTGACGGCGGCTGAATGGCTGATCGTGTCCATTCAGCCGAAGGGCGGCGAGCTGATGGAGTTCGACCTGACGGCGCTGGACGTGGCCTGCGAGGATGACGTCTCCACCGTGACGGTGCGGCTGTCGCAGGCGCAGTCGCTGGCCTGCCGGGTGGCGGCGAAGATCGACGTCAACTGGATGCTGAACGGCGAGCGCGGCGGCGCGATCCCGGAGACGCTGAACATCACCGAGACGCTGCTGACGCGCGAGGTGACGTCGTGACGCGCCTGGGCATGCGCGTGGCCGTGCCGGAGCCGCTGCCGATGCAGGCGCAGAGCCCGCCCGCCGCGCGGATGGGCGTGGAGCGCGTGCGCACCGTGGCCGAGGCGCTGCCGGTGTACGACGGCCCGTACGCCGTCACGCCGTCGGGCGACGCGCAGACGCTCGAAACCACCGGCATGAAGCTGACGGGCGACATCGCCGTCGCGCCGGTGCCCGCGGACTATCCGTTCGACCTTGCGCCGGTGGTGCTGCGCCCGGACGCCGAATTGGTGGAGCGCTACACCTACGACAAGCGCCTGATCGCCGGCGAGGGGATCGCGCTGCCGGCGTACAGCACCACGGCGAAGACGCTGAAAGCGTCGGTCAACCTGACGCCCACGGTGGCGCTGGATTACGACAATTATCACTACTACATCGTCGAGCGCATGCTGGCCGCGCCGGAATACTTCGCCGCGACGAAGGCCAAGGGCCGCGAGGAGTATTTCGCCGACTCGCACGTGTTCGAGGTCGCGGAGATCCCTGCGAACAGCTTCGTCGCCGCGGACGGCAAGGCGATCACCACGCGCACGGTCGTGGTGTGCGGCCAGTCGATGCTGCGCATGCTGTATTGGTCATCAGCGACCGCCGTCGCGCTGTACACGGCGACCACCTACGGCATCGCGATGGGCGCGACCGCGCCGACGATCGCGTCGGGCGTGCTGACGCTCAAATCGCCCACGTTCCTGATCCGCGGGTCGACCACCTACCTGACCAGCGCCATGTGGGCGCTGATCGAGGACATCCGGTTCCAATACGTGATCGAGGTGTACCGCGCGCCCAAGGGCGGCCGCAACGTGGACGGCTGGGCGACATCGCAGAGCTTCGAGCACATCAACGCCTGCTGGGCCGACGTGGCCGCCGGGCGGACACTGACGTGAGGGGGAAGGCTTATGAGTGAATCAATAATCGTGGCGCTGATCACCGGCGGGCTCGCGCTGGTGGGCGTCTGGCTGAATACGCGCAGGAGCAACGCGGAATTGTTCGCGAAGCTGGACAAGCAGAGCGAGATCAACGACCAGAAGCTCGACGCCAAGCTGTCGCAGTTTCAGGCTGTCACCGATACCAAGCTGGATGAGCTGACGCGCGAGGTGCGCAAGCACAACAACTTCGCCGAGCGCATCCCGATTCTTGAAGAAAAGGCCAAATCCGCCGACCGTCGCCTGACCGATCTGGAACACAAAGCATCATAGGAGGGATAGATCATGTTGTCGAATCGTGTATACGATATTCTGAAGTGGGTCGTCATGATCGCGCTGCCCGCGCTGACCACCGCGTACGTCGGCCTCGCCGCCATCTGGGGCTTTCCCTACGCCACCGAGGTCGCCAAGACCAGCGCCGTCATCTGCACGCTGCTGGGCGCGCTGCTGGGCATCTCCACGGCGCAGTACAATAAACAAGAACCGCCTGATCAGGACTGACACGAAGAACCCGCTCGACTTCGGTCGGGCGGGCCTTTTTTTGTGCTTCGCTGTGGGCAGCTTTGACCCTAATTTGACCCTAAATATCATGTCAAACCGGTCATTACCCGTCCATAAGAATGGCCGTATTCATGGACTGCTGTGGACAGGCGTGACATAAAAATGAAACGCGGGATTAAGTTAAAGCCTCTCCGGAGGCGCTGGGAATGCGGGGCGGAGAGGTTTTTGGGATGGGTTTGACCCTAATTTTGACCCTAATTCTCGGAGGTTGCGTCGCGCCAGTAAGCGGAGAGCTTCTGGGCGCCGGTTTTGCCGGCGTCGTCGGTGTAGGCGGCGTAGGTATCGAGGGTGACGGTGGCGTGGCGGTGGCCGAGGTTATGCTGCACGGTTTTGGGATCGACACCGGAGCGCAGCGCGGCGACGGCGTAGGAGTGGCGCAGATCGTGCGGGCGCAGGTCGGGCAGGCCGAGACCGTCGCGGATGGCGCGGATGGCGCGGAACAGCGCGTTCTGCGGGAGTTCAAGCCCGCGGGGCGTGCGGAAGATCAGATCTGCGGAGATGTCATCCTCGTGCCAGGCTGCACCGGCGGCGAGGCGGGCGGCAGCCTGATCGCGGCGCTGCTGGCGGAGCAGGGCGACGGCCTGCGGCGTGAGGTGGATGGTGCGGACTTCGTTGTCCTTCGGCGGTTCGAAGCGGCGGTCGTGTTTGTTCACGACGCGCAGCTGGCGCTCGACGCGCAGCGTGCCGGCATCCAGATCCGCGTCTGTCCAGCGCAGGCCGCGCAGCTCGCCCGAGCGCAGGCCGGTCATCAGCAGGAAGATCAGCGCGGCGCCGACGGGCGTGGTGTTCGCCGCGGCGATGAAGGCCGGGAATTGATCGCGGTCGACGATGGAGAACGGCGCCGGGGCGGCGCGGCGGGTGCGCACCAGATCGGCGGGGTTTTCGCGGATGAGTTTTGCATCGACGGCGGATTTGAGCGCCGCGGAGAGGATGGCCTTCGCGTGGCGGACGGTGGACGGCGCGAGGCCGGCCTTCGTCATGTCGGACACAAGGCGGTTGACGTGCACGGCGGCGAAGTCGGCCAGCTTCACCTTGCCGAACAGCGGGCGCATGTGCTTTCGGATGACGGCGGTGTAGGTTTCGACGGTCCGGCCGGAGGTGTGCGACTGGTAGTCGGACAGCCAGATGTCGAACCATTGGTTCATGGACATGGTGGACGGCTGCAGCCACGTGCCGGTGTCGACTTCGTGCGTGGCGGCGCGCAGCGCCTCGGCGGCGGCCTTCTGGGTCTTGCCATAGACGGAGTGCTGGCGGCCGTCGGGCGCGGTGTAGCGACCCTCCCAGCGGCCGTCCTTGCGCTTGCGCAGCGTGCCCATCAGGTTCGCGGCGCGGGTGTTGGCTTTTTTGGGCATAGATAATCCTCCCTTGATTTTCTGGCGGGAGGATGGTATAATGAATATACTCCTCCCGTTCCTGGTCGTTCGGTGTGGGGTACAAGCTCCCGATCCGGTGGCCGCCGGTTCGGGGGCGTTTTTTTACTCGATTACCGGCATATCATCAGGTGACACTTCAAAGATCACGTCATCATACTTTTCTGAAATATCCATACTGCTGTCGACGATGAAGGTCACGGGGCTGTCGTCGACAAGATGGAATGTTTCATAGCCTGTTGAACCGTACCCAGGTAAACACTTTTGCCCCATGTGCCCATGGCTGCCGGCAAAGCCATCCGGCGTGAAATCATATAATTGTTGCCCGTTCTGATAGGCTTCCATATCGAGCAGCCAATAGGAATCACGTGGTTCATCAGAAGTATTGATCCAATTGAAATACAGAACGGCGTAAGGCTCGTTATCTTCCGTGAAGTATAGATATGGGCCTTCGAGGGTATAGGTGCAGTATTTTGCTGTAAATTCGTCGGATGGTGTGCCAGTTTGGGAATCGGCTGAATTGGCCGTGTCAGTAGAATCGGCCTCAATTCGTTCTATCGAATCGGCCATTATATACGGGCATACAACTGATGAGTACTCCATATTGATTTTGCCTTTGATGACCACGGCATCACCGATTGCAACCGGCAGCGATTTTCCGCTGAATACTTCGAAGAATGCGATGAAGTGCGGCTTATTGCGATCAATAGGGGTTGCGCATTCTTCCTCGTTGACTTCAACTTCAATATAGTAAATATCGGAAAGCGACTTGCTCTTTGCGCGCGTGGTCGACACGACGACGCCCGACAGTTCCGTCTCGGGTCCGGCGATGTTTGCAGGATGCGTAAAGATGAAGAATTGCACATCGTGTAATGTTTCATACCCCGACGCCAGCGCCGCGCTGCCGAAAAGCAGCAGGGCGAGGATGAGGGCGAGTGCGCGCTTCATGGGGATGCCTCCTTAATAGATCGGTTCGCAGAGGAAGGGGTCGAGATCGGCGACGGCCGAGAGCAGCGTGCGCAGCTGGTGCGGCGTGAGGCACGACGGCGCCGGCTTCGGCGGCGGGCAGATGGGCGTCAGGTACTGGATGACGCCGCGGCGCTGCGGCTTCTCCGGGATGAGATCGCGGGCGCGGCGCAGGGGCGGGAGATCGGCGCGGGCTTCGACGGCCTTGATCGGCAGATCGCTGTGCAGGTCGCCGCGCTCGTAGTGATCCAGCTCGTGATCCAGCGCGCGGCGGCGTCCGTTTTCGCCGTAGCGGGCGTTGATGTAGATGTCCACATGGCCGTCGGGCGCTTCGGAGATGCGGCCGCCGATGCCGGCGGGCAGGTCGATCAGGCGGACGGTGCAGTCGTCGGGGATGCGGCGACTCATGCGGGATCATCTCCATCATAATAATCGGGGTTGGTGGCCTTCAGCGCGTCGATGATGGCCGTGGCCTGCCGGATGTCCTGCGCCGTGCCATACTTCGCGAGCATGTAGAGCGCCTTGCGGTTCGGGTCGCGGCGCTCCTCTTCGCGCAGCGTCCAGATGTCGTCGTCGGCGGGATGCACTTCATCCTCGGTCATGGTGATCGCCCATTTCGGAACGTTGAAAGCGTCCGCAAGCGCTTCAATGACATCAGGCTTTGGATAGCGCTGACCTGATTCATACATGCCGATTGCAGAAGGGGAGCACTGTACACGCTTTGCCAATTCTGCCTGACTCCAGCCGCGCGCCATGCGACGCGAACGGATGATTTCGCCAACTTTTTCTTTGCTCGCCATGCTATCGGCCTCCTTTCAACTATATAGTATCACGTTTTGTGGAAGATTGCAAGCCCATTTCACACAAAATGTTACAATTCTATTGAGATTCACAAAACGTGGTTGACCTTCATCACGAAACGTGGTATTATGTATTCACACAAAACGTGAGGGGAGGTTGAAAGATTGGACATGCAGTTGATCGGTAAGAAGCTGCGGCAGCTGCGCGGAGATCGGACGCTGAACGAGGTCTCCGAGGCCACTGGCATCGGGGTTTCTGCACTGGGCAACTATGAGGCCGGCCTGAGGATGCCGCGCGATGACGCGAAGATCGAGCTTGCGAACTACTTCGGAATGTCCATCGGGGAGCTTTTTTATCCCGATGAAATCACGAAACGTGAGGATTGACGATCTTCGCGCCTTCACACTGAACGACCAGAACACCGAACGACCAGGAACAGGAGGATGGAGACATGGCAAAGAGGGAGCAGCTGTTCAGCGTGGGGCTGACGTGCAACAAGACGCACGCGAAGCTGCGGCTGATGGTGTGGGCGGCGGACGCCGACGCGGCGGCGGAGAAGCTGGCGGGCGTGCTGACGGGCGCGGGGTGCGAATACACCTGGCGCAACACGAAGCCGGAGTACGCCGAGGATGGCAACAGCCACGTTTTCAGGGAGGTGGCGGACGATGGCGCGGCGCGCGGTTGAGCCGGATCGGGCGCCGGTGGGGCTGCCGATGGGCACGCCGCTGCTGGCGAAGTCGGAGGATGCGGCGCAGATCTTCGGCATCAGCGCGCGGACGCTGCACCGGCTGTGCCTGAATTACCCGGACTTCCGGGCGCTGACGCTGAAGGCCGGGCACACGCTGCTGTACGATGTGCCGAGGTGCTACACGTGGTTCGCCCAGCATCTGGGCGACGAAGTGGAAACGGGGTGGATGTCATGAGCGGACCTCCGAGCGACGGCTTCACGCATCGGCGCATGAAGGATTACATGAAGCCGGAGGACCTGAACACCGACGGCGTGGTGATGCTGGCCAGCGCGGTGCTGGCGGAGTCGGCCGCGGCCTATGTGCACGCGAAGGCGGCGACGCTGCGGCATCCGAACGACAAGGACGCGCAGGAGCATCTGAAGACGTGCGTGCTGTTCTACCGGAGCGACTGGTACAAGGCACTCAGCGGCGGGCTGGTGGACGGCGACGCGGTGATGACAGAATTGGACAGGCAGGCGGACAGAAGGAGGTAGAAGGATGAAGCGTTACGGGTATGCGATCAAGGTTGGCGGCGACGGCGAGATCGCCGCGGCACTGGCGAGCGGCATCAGCGCGGCGACGCCGGCGCGCAAGCCCAGCGAGGCGGCGCGGCGCGTGGCGATGCGCCAGCACAGCCCCGAGGAATGGGAGACGATGATCGCCAAGGCGCGGTGGGATTACCGCCGGGTCGGCCGCAGGCGCTGCGCCGCGTATCACGCGGTGATGGGCGTGATCGGGCTGGCGTGCCTGGGCATCAACGAGGCATATGCGCGGCTGAGCGCATGGAACAGGAGCGCGTGATGAGCATACCGAGGCTGACGACGCCGCAGATGGATGCGCAGACCGACCTGCTGAAGCGGATCGTGCCGAGGCGCGAAAAGGCGCTGACGATGCCGCAGCTGGGCAAGGCGCTGGGGCTTCAGCAGACGGCACTGTTCAAGCTGCGGCAGAAGTACCCGAGCCTGCCGGTGGTGCACGTTGGCAAGCAGATGGTGATCCGCCGCGAGGCGCTGATCCGGTGGCTGTACGAGGTGCCCGAGGGCATCGCGTGGCGCGTGTGGCACGAAGAGCATGACCGCTGGCATGTTTCAATGCTCGAGACAAGGGAGGAAGACGGATGATGATGTGGGAGTATCTGCGCATGGGCGCCGGCGCGGCGTGCTGGGTGATCGGCTTTCTGGCCGTGGCTGGCGTGTTCATCTACGCCGTGTATTTGATGATCCTCGCGGGGACGGCGGTCGCCCGTGAATTGGACAAGAGGGAGGAAACGAAGTAATGAAGCTGTACGAGCTGACGGGCGCGTGGGCTGTGGCGGTGGACGCCTACGAGGCGGCCGAGGATGACGAAGCGCGCGAGGCGGCGCTGGAGGCGCTGGAGGCGCTGGAATCGGACATCACCGGCAAGGCCGAGGCCTATGCGCGCATCATGAAGAACCTGCAGGCCGACGCCGAGGGCTACAAGTGTGAGATCGACCGGCTGACGAAGAAGAAGCGCGCGAGCGAGGCGGCCGTGGAACGGCTGAAGGCGCGACTTATGGAGGGCATGCGACAGGTGGGCGCGGAGAAGATTCAGACCGGCATCGGCGCGTGGCGCATCCAGGACAACCCGTGGACGTGCGAGGTGCTGGACGCCGAGGCCGTGCCGCAGGAGTGGCGCGAGCCGCAGCCGGACTGCATTGACAAGCGCGGACTGGTGGAGCATTTCAAGGCGACCGGCGAGATTCTGCCGGGCGTGGAGTTTAAGAGGACGGCGGGGCTGCGGTTCCGCTGATGAGGAAGGAGAGAGAAGCATGGCAAAGTATAACAATCCGATCGGGAAGCCGGAGACGGTGAAGCTGCACATGTGGGAGTATGAGGTGCTGATCGACAAGAGTGTGAAGCTGGACATCCTGATGGATCTGATGGCGCAGGATGAGAAATACAAGGCCATGGACGTGCTGGAGCTGTTCATGAAGGGCGCGGCGAAGATGGCCGAGGTGCCCGAGGATGACCTGACGCGGCCGGAGCCGGGCGACCCGGTATACGCC